GAACGCATTGCTGAAATAACGCCGGAGCGTCCAGCATTAATACCTGACTTCAGCCCAGCCATTGCATTCAAACCAGCAGAATATAGTGTGGAGCTCGTCAAAGAGGTTGTGACAGCACTCCTGACGCTTGAAGCTATCGTTGCGGATCACTCAAAGCATCAGTTGGGTCTTCATAAGCTTCACCCAATTTGACAATACCCTGAACCTCGACCGGGTTTGCAGCTATGAAGCGTCGATATGCAAGAAGGTCGTAACCGTAGATGCCAACGGACATGGAAAGCTCAGGCTTAACTGCATTGGAGTCATCGTACTTGGAAATGTAAGCTGTGAAGTCAGTAAGTAGCTGTGAGCGATCACAGTCTGTAGCCTCAGCAAAAGCAGAGACAATAGCTTCCACCTGGTCGGGAGACAAAGAACTCACATCGATATTTTCTGCTTCCATGTACTTGGTCACCATTGCAACGACATCGCCAGGTGTAAGTTGGGTGGTCAGTGCACCACCGGAAGCCTCTTCATAAGCCATGACGAAAGCCGTAATCTCGTCAGGTTTTAGCTGTGAGGTATCTACTCCTGCACCTTCAAGATACTTATAGATATAGGCAGTGATTTCATCAGGCTTCAGGGTGGAAATATCGACACCAGAAGCAAGCTCCTCATAGCCAGATACCATGGCAACGATATTCTCGGGAGTCAGGTTGGAAACATCTACGCCGATCGACTCAGCATAGGCTTCAACATATCCTACCAACCCCTCAGGAGTCAATTCGGCGGTGGAAGCTCCTTCGGGTACTTCGGTATACTTGGCAATGAAAGCATCTACCTTCGGCTGAAGTTCTTTTGCAGCGGCCTCGTCTTCGTATCCCTCAATAATTGCCTCAGTAGTAATATCCCCAGGGTTTTCCGCAAAAGCGTCCCATCGTTCCTGCGCTCCAGTCATGTCGAGGTCAGTGGCAATTCTCAGGACTTCTTCAGGAAGCGCATCACCGAACATGGATTGTAATCCGGGAAGCTGCGATTCACGACCGTTGAGGAAAGTCTGAATTGCAGCTATCTGCTCTAGCGCTTCCGTAAAGTCCACTTCAGGGAATAGTGCCTGAACCTCTTCTTCAGTCATTCCACTGTCAAGCAGAGACTGAATCTGCGTAAGTAGAGCAATATATTCTGTGAGTGAGCTTTCATCCATCGTTGAAGCCAGTTCTTCCATACTAGAAAGCAAAGCAGGCTTTTCGCTTTTGGAAGCGATTGAAAACTCACGCAGCTTTTGCATGAGTGCGTCTACATCAGCATCAGCCTTTTGTATAGAGTCACTGTTCCATACAGGCATAACAACAGAGGCAAGCGTTTCAGCATACTCAAGGGCAGCGGTTCTGCGCTGCTCGAGATAACGTGCATCCAGTGCTTCCTGCGCAGCTCGACGTTCAGTGCCGTCCTCAATCAACTGAATCAGTTCATATTCTTTGTCATACTGTTCATCAATCTGAGCATTGACAGTAGCCATGCCCTGTGCGGCAGCGACAATCGCATTTTCGTAAACTGTAACAGACGCATCAGCTTCACCGCGAGCGTTGGCTCTCGCAATTTCGGCTTCCACTTTCCTTCGGATTGTTTCAAAACCATCCGGATCAGCAGGAGAAAGGTTGTATTTGATTTCAAGTGCTTCACGAGTATCAATAAGTTCATCGAGACGGATCTTTTCGGCTTCCGTCAGGTAACCGTTCTGGCGTTTTTGGAGCAGACGTTCGATCTCAGCATCCATTGAGTCCAAGAGTGCAATATCTTCTGCAAGCTGCTCAGCAACTGAGGAATAACCAGCAGCATTTGCATCAGCTTTAAGTTTTTCCAATTCGACACGAGTCGCGGCTGTATGATCCTTGAAGGATTCCGTCCATTCTGTAACGATTTCATCAGATTCCTTTTCACCATCAGTCCAGACAGCAATCAGCCCATTTTTCCACTCTTCAGCAGATTGCAGCTCTCGTGTAAAATCAGCTTCGGACATGCCGAAGAAAGAAAGCCCATCACTTTGGCTGTAGAAGGTTTCTGCAGTACTGTTTTTCCATTCATCGGCTACTTTAGCCATGCCCTCAAGCGCTTCACGTGCTTGCTTTGCACCGGACGCATAATCTGCCCATTTGATTGCTCCATACACCAAAGCAGCTGATAGTGCTGCCATGGCTAGCTTGGAGGAGCCAAGCACCTTGATCAGACCACCAAAGCCCCCACCAGCAACAGAGACTTTTGCGGAAAACTTACCAAGCGCAACACCGGCTTTGCCTAGAACCGAAGTTACCTGACCTACTGCACCGACGGTTTTACCTAGAACTAGGATGGCAGGACCAGCTGCAGCCGCGAAGGCCGCAAACTTAATGATTGTCTGCCGCTGGGTTTCATCCATTTGCAAGAAGGAGGTGAGAAGCTCATTGCCCTTGTCGATCAGTTGTTGAATTGTCGGATTCAGATCGTCGCCGATCTGTTGGGCAAAGAGAAGCGCTGTGTTTTTCAGATTAGTAAGTTTACTTGCGGTGGTCGCATAACGCTTTTCAGCTTCGGTTGTTAATGCGACGTTTTCATTCCATGCAGCAGTAGCCGTTGCCTGCGTTTCAGTGAATAGCTCATGTGCATTGGTGACGCGGAGCAAAGTATCACGAAGACGAATTTCTGCAATGCCGATTTCGTTTAAGGTAGCGATTGCTGACATACCTTCTTCATCCATTCGGGCAAGGCCCTCTATGAACGCCTGGAATGCTGCTGCAGGATCGTTTTCCCATAGCAATTTGAATTGTTCAGCTGACAAACCTGAGATGGAAGCAAAGTCCTCCAAAGCCTGTCCGCCAGTTGCAGCTGCGACTTCCATTTTGACTAGAGCTTTGCTGAAAGCGGAACCGCCCATTTCTGCTTCAATACCAAGGGAGGACAATGCAGCAGCAAAGCCCAGAATTTGAGCTTCAGACAGCCCAACCTGATGGCCAGCACCAGCAAGACGCATGGACATTTCCATGATGGCGGATTCTGTTGTTGCGTAGTTGTTGCCCAAGTCGACCAGCGCTGCGCCCAGATTTCCAAACAAGGACTGATCCATCTGCATGATGTTTGCAAACTTGGCCAGAGTTGAAGCAGCGTCTTCTGCAACGATATCAGTACTATTACCCAGATCGATCATTGTGCGAGCAAACTCTGTCAGGTGTTCATTTTCAATGCCCAACTGACCGGCAATAGCAACAACCTCCGCAATGTCATCGGCGGAGGTCGCTATTTCTGTAGACATTTGCTTGATTTCATCCGACAAACCTTCAAACTCTTCTTCTGTTGCATCTACTGTCTTTCTTACACTGGTAAAAGCAGACTCAAAATTCACTGAAGACTTGATTGCAGTAGCACCGAGTGCAACAATTGGCGCAGTGACAGATGCTGTCATGCTGCGACCGATGGTAACCATGCCTTTGGAGAGTGTTTCACACTTTTTGGAGAAAGACAGCAAGGCGTCTCCTGCAGTTGTCCAACCAGAGCGGAGACGATATAGCTCTTCTGTGAGCTTTTTGATTTCGGCTTGAGTCTCTTTTACAGCTGCCTTGGTGTTGTTCAGGTTAGTCTTGGCTTTTGAAATACCATCTGCATTGTTTTGCATGGTTTTCTGCAAGGCTTTAACCTGGCCATCCAGTTTCGTAACTACCTCAGATGTTTCATCATACTCTGCCTGATAGCGTTCCATGTTTTGTTTGGCTGCTATGGTTGCAGAGTCTGTTTCGCCCAGCGAATCACGATAGCGTTCGTAGGCCAGTGTTGCAGCTTCGACTTCAAAGCGCAAGTCTTCCTGTCGTTCTCTAGCCTGTTGGAGCCTCTGTGTGTATTCTTGGTGCCGGTTATAGTTCTCTTTGAGCTTATCATTAGCGGCTATGAGCGCACGACTGTATTGATCAACAGCTCTTTGTTGCTGAGTAAGCTTATCGCCAAGCATTGTCAGCTTAGCCTCAGTACCTCCGAGCGTCTTTTCAAAATTTTCTACACCCGCACCTGCAAGTCGGAAAGTGGACTCTGCTTCTTTGATCTGCTGATTGATGGTGCGCAGGTTACGTGCAAAGTTATCGCTATCCAGGGAAAGCGCGACCACCAACTCGCGCAAGACTTCAGACATAGTTTCACCTCCCGTTGACTAGTTCGATGATCATTTGACAATTAGAAAACGAACTATTAAAAAAGCGAATAGTTCAAATGGGTTTTAAGTCGGCCCAAATCTCGTCGATAAAAGCCGGTTTCGGCTGCTTTTTTATGTGCTCACGCTGTGCATCCCACGCTCGCAGACGTAGAAAGCCAAGCATGTCCATTTCGTCAATTTCTTTCATACGCCAACCTGCTTTGAGCAACTCATTGTAGGTTGCGTAGATATACTCCGGCAGCGTCAGAACTGAGGAATCATTTCCTCTTCGGGCAGCTCCATCATCAACTGCTCCGCTTCCTTCGTTACCGGCATCGTAGGGAAAGTATCCAGCACCTCGGTTGTCTGCGTCTGCACTGCCATCAGAGCAAGTGTAATATCATGCATCAGCCGGTCAGCGGGATAATGGTCATACATGTCATCCGGAGAGAATTGGTTCCCGAAGAGAATGCAGAACCACTTGACCATGGTATCAAGGGCATCAGCGACGGTTACCTGCTCGCCAGATACATCCTTGCCCTCCGTGGCATCTTTGGAAATGCGCACAAGCTTACCATATACTTTGGCAGCAGGCTCCATCTCGCGGAGTGCGCGACCGCTGATGAAGTCGACAGAATACTTTTGATCGCCCAGAGTGCAAGTAATCATGTGAAATCCTCCTTAAAAGCTTGCTGCCGCACAGTTTTACACCATGCGGCAGCTGAGGTCATTAGGTCGTTGTGAAGGTCGGTTCGTAAACGGTAGTCAGGAAGGTAGCTGCCTTTTCAGCAGTAAACCCATTCTCGCCTTCGTCAGCAACCGCCTGATACTGGCCATCGTGTGTACGCTTAATTGCTGTCCATTCGACTTCACCGGTCTGACGGGTCAAAGTCGTACCTTCTTTGGTAGCATAGTTTTCGGTGACAGGCTTGGCGCGAACCTTATACAGCCACACATAGCGATACTTATGGTTGGATTTCTCGCTCATGAAACCGACAGCAAAGTACGGAGGCTTGTCCGTAGAAGTACGAATCAGGACGCCGTTATCGTCGATCTTGTTACCGAAGATCATCTCCTGGATCTGAAGAGGAATGTCTGCCATCTTGGTCTTAAAGGCCAGCTCAGGATCCGGGTAGAGAACGTCAAACTCAACGTCATCAGCGTACTGAACATCAGGATCAGCATTTTCAGGGGTAATGGATGCCTCAATAGCACCAGCCATCAACTGCAGGTCACCATAGGTGTGTTCCGTTTCAGTGTCAGTAGTCAGGGGTGCAATGACAACATTTTTCAAACCGACCGTCGAAGAAACAGCCGGGGAAGCAGCGGGAGTAGCCATCATTAATTTCCTCCTTATAGTCTGGATAGTTCATCGCGCATAACGCGCTTCATTTCTTCATACGCTTCATCGCATTTGGTATCGAACGCAGGTCTCACAAACGGGTGCGCAGGAGCAGGAGCAGGACCGCCGTGGCCGAACTCGACCGGATTGGCATAATAAGCACCTTTTTCCTTGTAGTGAACACCGATGTTGATTTTCTTGCCGCCGCCTGCCTTTTTCTTGACTCTACCTGTTTTAATAGAGTCGTGCAGATCGCCGGATATCTGCTTAGGGTCGGTGGAGGCATTATGCAGCATCTGTTTTTCAATCGGAATCGCTCCGGCCTTAAGCGCACGATTCACACCTGTGCCGTTTTCCAGTGCAGCTGCTAGATTGAGCAGATCGTCTTTCAAGTCGGAAAAGCCTCGAAGCTCAATTGCCATAGTCAACATCCTCTCGCCAAACCCAAGTCCACTGCACGGTGTACTGCCGGGTGGCTGTATCATAAGCAGGCTGGTTATAGCCCTTATCAGACTCCTCAACCATAAAGAAACCAGCAGCATACATAGCGTTTCGAATTGTTTCTCGCATTGCACTTGGATCAATGTCACTCCAAAGGTTCAGATAGATAAATGTACGAAGTGAAGTTACATGGTCGTCCTCGTGGGCAGCTTCAGTTGTGGTTGTCGAATACACAACATACTGAAGCGGTGGGTTCTGATTGGGCGACGTTGCTCTCCAGATACCCGCCATGACCGGAATTCCGATATCCTTAAGTGCAAGCTGCACCTGTCGCATTAGCCGCTCACTCCCTTCGACAGGGAGGCCTTCAAGCCGAGATAGGTGCGCTTGAAGGAATACTCG